TGACGCGCAGCTTGCCGCCGACGAAGAGCAACTGGAAGACGACGAAGAGGGCGGCGGGGCGGAAGACGACTCGCCCGACAAGCCGAAGAAGGCCAAGAAGAAGGGACGTTGGTGACCATGACCGAGGACGCAGAACTCGCCGCCCCGCAGGTGATGAACGTCAAGATCGTGAACCGGAACGACTTTCCGATCAGCGACCGCTTCGACGGCGTGCCCTACGTGTTCGAACAGAACCGCGCGGTCGCCATCCCGATCGACGCCGCCAACCACATCTTCGGCTGGTATCCCGAAGTGGACATGGCGATCGTCAAGCGGCATGTGCAGAAGCGCATGGGCTGGAACACCCCCGACATGGACAAGGACGGCCGCGCCGAGCGGTTCTGGCAGAACCTCGACATCACGCCCATCCTCTATCGCATGGTGCCGGTGGACGTGGACGACAATCCCAAGCGGGCCGCCAAGGCTGTTGCGAAGATGACTGCCGATAACGTGGAAGCTCGGGTTTGAGGCCAAGGACTGGTACATGAATGCTCCTCTCCGATTATATCTCGCAGGTTCAGGAGCTGGTCCACGATAGTTCGGCCATCGACTTCACCCCGGCCGAGCTGACCTCGTTCGTCAACAACGCCCGCACCAGAGTCGCGCTCGACTTCCACTGCGTGCGGACTTTCTTCACCGGCATAGCCACCATCACCAACCAGGAAACCTACCCGATGACGGGTGGGGTCGGCGGTGCCATTGTCACCAGCCCCGGACTCTATCCGGCGCCTCCCACCGTGACGTTCGGGCCTCCTGGCGGCGGTGGCACCACCGCAACCGGCGTGCCGGTCATGGCCGGCACCGCCCCCAACCTCACGGTGGCCGGCATTGCCATGACCAGTTGGGGTTCCGGCTACACCTCCGTTCCACCCGTCACGTTCTCGCCTCCGGGCGCCACCGCCACCGCCGTAGCCATGACCAACGTCATCGACTTCCTGTCGGTGTCGTTCCTGTACGGCACCATGCGGACCATGCTGCAGTGGAAGGTGTTTACCTATTTCCAGGCCATCTTCCGCTCCAACACGCTGCTCACCGGGCAACCGTCGGCCTGGAGCAACTACACCGAGGCCAACCTCTGGTACATCTACCCGGTGCCGGATCAGGCCTATGCGCTGGAAATCGACGCCGTGGTGTTGCCCAACCCGCTGGTGCTGTCGACCGACAACGACCTGCAGATCATCCAGCCGATGGCTGACTGCGTGCAGTATTACGCCTCCTGGCTGGCGCTGTTGAAGCTGCAGAACTTCGAGCAGGCCGAGTACATGAGCAAGAAGTACGAGGCGCGCTTCGGGCAGATCCAGCGCACCCGGCAGACCCGGCGGATGGCCAACGTCTATCAGACCGTGTGGCGCCGCCTGCAACGGGGGTGGTGAGGATTTAATCATGGCCGACCTCGCAGCCACCCAGAAGGCCACCAAGTCCTACATCGCCTATCGGGGCTTTACCTCGATGGACACCCAGAGCGCCCGCGAGGCGCTGCCGGTCACCAACCTGGCCTGGTGCGAGAACCTGCAGATTGTCGGCCCCAACCAGTTGGTGGCCTGCGACGGCCCCGCGCCGCCCATCGCCCAGATCGCCGGCGAGGTCGTCGTCTCGCAGTTCTTCGCCAACTTCACCCCGCCAGGCGGCGTCAATACCGACTACGTGGTGAACTTCTGCCAATCCGGGGCCGCCTACTTGACCGTCATTGCGACCGGTGTGACCACCCAGTTTGCGCTCGCCGGCACCTTCTCGCAGACGCCCGACATGACGGTGTGGGCCTCGCAGCGCATCCTCATCGCCGACTCGATCGCCGGCTACTGCACCTACGACGGCCACGTTCTCGCCCTGTCCGGCGGCGTGTCGCCCAACATCGTGGTCACCGCCGGAGGAGGCGTCTATGGCACACCGCCTGCTGTCACTATATCGGGAGGCTCTGGCACTGGTGCGACGGCTCATGCCGTCCTCACCGGCGGGGTCGTCACCTCGGTCGTCCTCGACTCCGCCGGTACCGGCTACAAAGCCGGAGACACCCTCACTGTCACCTTCACGCCGGCCACCGGCGCCCCCGCCGCCACCGCTATCGTCTGGCCCATCCCCACCATCCAGCCGACCACGCTAGCCATCTTCGCCGGCCGGGTCTGGCTCGCCGCCCAGCGCGTGCTATTCTGGACCGGCACCAAAGGATACGACGATGCCGCACCCGCCAACGCATCCGGGTCCACTACGCTCACCGACGCGGACCTCGTCCACATCATTACTGCATTACGTTCCCTCAACAATTTTCTGTATATATTCGGGGACAATTCGATCAAGCAAATCGGGACCGTCACGGTTTCCGGTTCCATCACCATCTTCAACATTGTTACATTATCTTCGGACCAGGGAACTCCTTTTCCCCGCGCCATCACCTCCTACAACCGGCTTATCCTGTTCGCTAACAAAGTGGGGGTCTACGCCATACTAGGTGCCTCGGTCGAGAAAGTCTCCGACCAGATGGACGGCATCTTCTCGCGCATGGACTTCACCCAGCCGCTGCAGGCGGCGGTGCAGGACCTGCACACATCGCTGCATACCTTCCTGCTGCTCTCGCGCTACCGCGACCCGGTGCGCGGCGTCACCCGCTCGCTCATTCTGTGCTTCTACAAAAACCGCTGGTTCGTCGCCAACCAGGGCGACAGCCTCAAGACCATCGTGACCTGTCCGGTCAATGGCATCACCGAGACGTTTTCGTCATCGGGCAACGACGTGACCCAGATATTCCAGGCCAAGGTGCCGGTGCCGATGCTGCTGCAGACGGCGCTGTCGGACAACAACGCCCCCAACCAGGGCAAGCGCGCCATCCGCTGCTCGGTGTCGCTCTCCTCCCTCACCTTCGCCACCATGCTGCTGACCAGCGACAGCGAGAACGGCTCGACCCCATTCCCGTTCCAGACCGGCAACACCGTCACCTGGGTCAACAACGCCGGCCAGGCGGTGCAATTCCAGAACAACAGCAACCAAAATGTCTACTGGTTCGGAACCGGCTTCATCTACCAGCGGTCGCCCGCCGCCGGCACCGGCGTCTACCTCGGCATTACGCTGCAGGGCTCGTTTGCCGGTCTCACCATCAACGGCCTGGTGATGGAGTACCAGGATGCCGCCACCATGGCGTCGAGGACCGCAGCATGATTTTTTTCCATGATGTTTGCTTACCCCGCGACCCAGCAGGGTTCAGTATTTGGTTGAACGAACATTGGTTAGAACATGAACAATTTGTGAGGATATTTCAGACTCAAACGACACCGTTATTTGTGCCCGAATACAACTTCGGTCTTTGGGATGACGACAAGAAGGTTATAAGTGCTTGGTTGGAATCACATGAAGCCACGCACCGGGTGCTGAGGACTTTCACCGGGGTGGGGGGAATCGACTTAGCGGATGTCGATTTAACCCAGGAAGACCAATTTTTTTCATGGCAAGATGACCACGCCGAAGAGCACTCGTTAATTCGTAGAGCACTGGGAATCACATGACCAGATTGACCGACGACCATCTCGACCTGTGGCTGTGGGGCCGGCAACCGTCCTGGATGGTATGCAGCGGCGATGATGGCGGAGACGGTGGCGACGGCGGAGACGGCGGCGGCGGAGACGGTGGAGGCGATGGTGGCGGCGGCGGCGACAGCGGCGGCGACGGTGGAGGCGATGGCGGCGGCGATACTGGGGGTGGGAACGACGCCGGAGGTGGCGGTGGAAGTGATGCAGGCGGCGGTGGTGGAGACGGTGGTGGAGACGGTGGCGGAACTGAATCCGGCGGAGGTGGTGGTGGCAATGATGGCGGCGATGCCACTGGTGGCGATCAGTCTCCCGGCGGCGGTGGTGGTGGCTCTGACGCCGGTGCAGCCGCTGGGGAAGACGGCGGTGGTGGTCCTGCATCTGATGCGACGGGTGGAACGCAGGGAACTTCGGCTGACGGCGGTGGCGGGCCGGCGGACAGCGGTGCCGTAGGTTCCGACCCTACCGGCGGCGACCAAAGTCCATCGTTGGACGGCTCCACCAGAGATTTTGGGGCCGGTGGTCCCGATGCGACCGCCCAGCCCACCCGCGACGACATCAACGACTTCGGTGCCTTTGGCCCCGATTCCAGGACAACCGCGACAACGGACAACGCGGCGGTTGGCCCTGCGGCCAATGTGTCGCAGGCGGGCGGCCTCTCGGCCGATGCGGCGGCCATGCTCGACCAGACGCCGGGCCTCGGCAAGGCCCCTGCCGCCGGCAGCGTTATTGGAGCAGGAACTCCCGGTGGTGTGGCGGCGGCTCTCTCTGGAGACACGCCCGTTTCGCAGGCGCTCGGAACCGCTTCGCTCGGTGCCCCGATGGCGGGCACTGTCGCGGCCGACCAGACGACGCAGCCCGCGCAGACCGGGGATGAGGCAATCCTCGCGGCACAGCAGGGAATGGCGAAGGCGCAAGCCGCCGAGGACACCAGCCCGCTGCCCGCCGATGCGCCAACCCCGGATCAGCCTGCTCCCGTGCCCGGCGGCATCAACGAAGGCCCGCCGGCAAACATGGCTGGTGTTCCTTCCAACATGAATATGAAACTCGCAGGTAACGACTTCGGCCCCGGCACGACCATCCTCGGGATTGAGGTCGATGGCCAGCCGACAAGCGCCCCCGCCGCAGCTGCAACCCCTGCAGGAACTCAAAGTCCTGGGTTTGAAACGATGGAGGGCTTTAACGATGTAACCATTCCGGCAGCCACATCGTCGTTCAATGAACAACTTCAGGCGGGAATGTTTCCTGATAGTGGTCCAGTGCCGGTCTCAATAGCGGAGGGCAATCAACTTCCGTCACTCGGCGTAACCAAGGGCGACTTCTTGGGAGACCCCAGATTGGCTGATGCCACCAGCACTCTTCCCGGCTTGGAGAATCTTCCCGGCCTGAATAACCCATCTCAGGGGCTACAAGGCGGCAACCTCACGCCTGAAAGTCAGGAGAACAAGGTTGCCACGACTACCGTAGCACCGGGCGAGTTGGCCGCTGCCAACAAGGATGTTGCTTTCGGCCCGCTGCAGGGTGACGCCTCCCTGCCTGGAGTAGAGCCGTTTTCCGGGGGCAAGCCGGTTGCGACATCGGTCGTTGCCGGAACTCCAGATCCAACCGCAGTTCCCGCCCCAAACGTCAAGATAGCCAGCGGAGGGTTCAACGAGATCGATGCGGCGGCCGGACCCGCGCCTGCACCAGCTCCCGGTCCCACGCCCGATACCAAGCCTGCTGCTGGCCCGGCCCCAACTGTCCAGGGGGGAGGCCCGGCCGACACCCAGCAGGCCAGCACGCCTAGCCTCAGTCCTGACGCCGCGTCTGCGCTGGATAAGGGTGACACTGGCGGGGCCGGGGGCGGCAATGCACCAGCAGGAGGCCAGGGCATCCCGCTCGCCTCGCAACTGATCCAGCCGATACCGGGCGGCGATGTCACCACGACCGACGTGCAGGGGGCTGGCGCCGGGACCACGCCCTCCACGCCCTTCACATTCCCATTCCCCGGCCTGGGCGACGAGGGCAATCCGGCCGGCAATTTCAATCCCGAGCAGGGCCTTTATGCTCCGACTCCCCGACCCGGCGGCCCGCTGTCGCTGCCACCTGATGTTCTCGCGGCCCTGAACAACGCATAGGAGCGGCCCATGGCCTCCTGGGAAGACTGGATCAACCGTCAGATCGGAGGCATCGAGGCCCACCCGTGGCAGTCGGCGCTGGAGGCGGCCGGCATCGGCGCGGCCGTCGCCTTCCCGTTCGTGGCCCCGGAGATTGCGGCTGGCTTTGGCGCGGCCGACCTCGGCGTCGGAGCGGCCGAGGCGGGCGCGGTTGGGGCCGATGTCGGGCTTGGGGCTGCCGGCGCGGAGGCTGGCCTGACGGGTGCTGATGTTGCCGCTGCCAGCGAACTGCCGAGCTTGGCTGGCGCCGGAGCCGATTTTGCGGGTGCGGCCGGCGCGGCTGCCCCGGTGGTGGATACCGCCGCCGGACTGGCCGGGGCCGATGTTGCCGCTGCTAGCGAACTGCCGGGACTCGGCGCGGATGCCCTCAATTTTGCAAACCTCGGCACCACGATCGGGGCGGACACCGCAGGCGAGCTCGCGCAGGCTCCCAGCCTAACGGGCACGTTGGAGGCCGGTCAGACCGCTCTGGGCGCGCCCAACGCGGGAGCTAATGCGGTCGCCAGCGTTGGGCAGGGCGGGACGATTGCGCCATCGGCTATAGCGGGTGGCAACGACCCCAACATTGCAGCAGCAATCGACGCTGAGTTGCCATCGGTGAGCCAGACCCCGACTACTACGGCGCAGTTTGCCGCCTCGGCCAACCCCGTCACTCCGAGCGGTGAGCCCGATTTTGCCGCGATGGCGCGCGGGCCTGGCTCCGATGCGATGGCTTCGGCCTCCACAGACCCCTTACCATCGGCCGCGCCTGCCGCCGCCCCTGCGGCTGCACCAGCTGCCCCTTCCACGGCCTCCAGCGTTTCCTCCGCGCTGGGGTCCGCCCTCAACAGCCCCTACACCAAGGCGGCGGAACTCGCGCTGCCGCTCGGCTTCCTCGGCTACAACCTGCTCAAGGGGCCGCCCGCCATCCCGCCGCAGACCCAGCAGGCCGTCACCCAGGCACAAGCTGGATTAGGCGTGGGTGCCCAGGCGCAGCAGAACGTGCCGGCCCTCCAGCAAACGACTGCCCAGAATCTGGCGCAGGCCAATGCCAACCAAGTGAACCCCGGCCAGCAGGCGGACTTGGATACCCAAGCGCAGAATGAGAAAAATCAGCTTTACCAGCAACTGGCCAACCAAGGCATCAATCCGCAGTCCTCCACCCAGTGGATTCAGGGCCAGCAGCAGATCGACCAGAAAATTGCCGCCCAGAAGGCGCAGATGGTTCAAGGACTGTACACCACCGCGTTCCAAGCCCAGACCTCCTCCAATGCCGCGCTGGGCGTCGTCTCCAACGCCAATGCGCAGTTGATTTCCGCCCTGCAGAACGCCGGCGCCCAGCAGGTGGCGTCTAACACCGCCTTCACCAACGCCACAGCCTCGGCCATGCAGTCGTTCGGCATGATGGCGGCGCTCTCCGGCGGCTTCGGCAGCGGCAGGACGCAGACCACCCAGGTGCAAAACGCGGCGACAGGATAAGCCATGGCCGACTATCACGATTTCGACGCCCTGACCGACCCGGCGGCCTTCCGGCCCGCGCCGCCGCCGCCGCCTTGGCTGACGCCGGCCATGACCAGGCCCATGCCGCCCGTGCAGAAGTTCGCTGATGGCAGCGAACCGGAGGCAATCGAGGTCAGCGGGGATGCCGCCGACGCCATGGCCGATGCCACTCCAACCAGCGGCAAGGACGATGCCTTCACGGCCGAGCAAAAGGCGCTAGTCGAGAAGTTCAAGCACGAGCAGGGCCTTGCCGAAGGCAAGCAGGCGGACATCGAGAAGGCGCAGGCGGCGCAACAGAAGGAACTCGCCCCGAAATATGCCGAGTTGAGCAACCTGATGAACCGGCCCAAGCCGGGACATCCCCAGTACGGCAAGGCCCCGCCGCCACCGGAGAACCCGTTCATCAAGGGCGGCGGCATGGAATACATGGGCATCATGTCGGTGTTCGCTGGCCTGGCCGGCGCGCTCGGCCGCTCCAACGCCACCGCCACCATGGCCGCGTTCGGCGGCGCCATGAAGGGCTATGCCGAGGGCAACGAGCAAGTGTTCCAGCAGCAGGCCGAAGAATGGAAGATGGCCAACCAAAAGATGCTGGAGGACAACCAGGCCAAGATGGATGCCTACAAGGAGATTCTCGAAGACCAGAGGATGGACGTTACCCAGAAGTCGAACGAGATAAAACTGATTGCGGCCAAGACCGGCGATGAGATCACCTACAACATGCAGAACATGAACGCGCACGAGAAGTTCGGCCAGGCCTATGAGCACATGTTCCAGGTCAACGAGCAGATGAAGGACCGTGCCGAGAAGATGGCAATGGCTGTGGAGGACCACAGAGTCAAAATGGAGAATGCCCAAGCGGCAAAGGACGAAGACTTGAGGCCTCTGGTGCGGCGCGACCTCTCTGGCATGGGAGTAAAGGCCTATGGCAATATCAGCAGAGACAAACCCACAATAAAGGCCATCCAACGCCTGAAGGCCGAAGAACAACAAAAGATGGGCCTGTCTGATGAAGACATCATGGCGAACTACCAGGCGTGGAACGCCCAGCAGACTGAGTTGAACACGGTTGGCAGGCGCGCCGGAAACGTCGGCATCGCCATCAAAGCGTTCGAGGATGCAGCAACACTAGCAGAACAAGCGAACTCAAAATCCTATCGGAGCGGAGTAGCCGCATGGAATGATGTCCTGGGGCAATATTATGTTCAGACCGGCGATAAGGCATATCGGGATTTGGTCAACAAGACCAACACCGCCATCAACATCTACGCGAGAATTGTCGGCGGCGGTGGTGCTCCCCATGTCGAGGACCAGAAGCAGGGCCATATACTGCTCAATCCTGGCATGCCACCGGACGCCTATAAGGCCGGGTTGAATGCTCTCAGGCAGGAGGGCGAAATCGAGGCCAGGGCACCCGGCAAGGCGCGTGAGGAAATCAGGAGTCGACCGATAGGTGGCGGTGGCGGCGGCGACCCCAAAATCGGTGACCGCAAGCAGTTCAAGCAGGGCGTAGGCATTTGGAACGGAACCACCTACGTGCCGGAGACTCAGTGATGGCCGAATTGCTGGATGCACCGTGGATCAAGCAGCCCAAGCAGCCAGAAGCCTCTGATCTGCCGGACGCGCCATGGGCGGAAAACACGAGCCCAAAAGACAGAACGTGGGGCGGCGCGGCCTTAGAGGGTATCGGCAATATCCCAGAAAGCGCAGTTAAGTTTGGTTCTGACATTGCGCAGCCGTTCCTTCATCCAATCAACACAGCCACTGCTATGAAGGATCTGGGTATTGGCGTGCTCGAAAAAACCGGGCTGCTGTCCGGGCAGGATCACAGCAAATATGCCGATGCGGTCGGCAAGATGCTGGTTGACCGCTACGGCAGCGTGGAGGCCGTCAAGAAGACGCTTGCCACCGACCCGGTCGGGCTGGCAGGTGACCTTTCCATGCTGTTCACCGGAGGTGGAACTGCGGCGGCGCGCACTCCAGGGCTGGTCGGCAAGATTGGAGAAGCCGCCAACATTGCGGGGCGTGCCATAGACCCCGTCAACGCGGCGATTGGAGCCGGAAAATTGGCCGGCAAAGCCGGAGCGGAAGTCGTGGGTGGAATGGGCACCGGGACGGGCGCTCAGTCGATAGAAACAGCGGCACGGGCCGGGTACGAGGGCGGCAAGGCCGGCGAGGAGTTCCAGAAGAATTTGCGCGGGCAGGGTCCCATGCGCGAGGTCGTGGATGATGCCCGCAAGGCCGTTGGGCAAATGCGCCAGGAGCGTGGGGCGGAATATCGTGCCGCAATGACCAAGGTCGGGGCCGACAAGACGATACTGAGTTGGAACGATGTCGATACTGCTTTGGCGGATATGGACAAAGTCGCGACGTTCAAGGGACAGAGTCTTTCGCCGTCAACGGCCGCCATACGCGATTCGATCAAGGAGGAAGTAGAGGCTTGGAAAAATCTGCAGGCGAGCGAATTTGGGACGGCGGAAGGTTTTGATGCCCTGAAACGCCGCGTGGGCGATATTCGGGATTCCACCCAGTATGGGACTCCCGAGCGGCATGTGGCCGACCAAGCCTATAACGCGATCCGCTCCACGATCGTCAAGCAGGTTCCGGCCTATGGCAAAATCATGCAGGGCTATGAGGAGGCGTCCGATATCATCCGCGAGATGGAAAAGACGCTCTCTCTCAACCCGACCGCCACGATTGACACCGCGCTCCGCAAGCTCCAGTCGGTTTTGCGCAACAATGTGAATACTAGCTACGGGCGCCGCGCGGAGTTGATGGATTTTCTCACCCGTGCCGGGGCGCCGCATCTGATGGAAAAACTCTCCGGCCAAGCTCTCAATACGTGGACCCCGCGCGGTGGCTTCGGCAAGCTCCTGATGGGCGGTGCGGCCGGCAGTGCGCTGGCTCACCCGGCGGCGGCGGCGGCCATCCCCTTGATGTCCCCCCGAGCGGTGGGAGAGGGCGCGTATTATGCCGGCAAGGCCGCCAGCAAATTGCCGGCCCGGCAGATTCGTCGGGCCGTTGAACCCGCTCGCCAAGTCGGCCGCGCGACGGACTACCTCGATAACCCAGGTGACTCTTCCGACGCGCTGGACAATGCCCGGCCATGACGGAGCGGCAGAAGGGTTTCATGGAAACCCTGGAGCAGGAGGTCCGCAAGGTGCTGCGCGACAAGAACATCGAGCCGGCCGAGCGGCTCAAGGCGATCGAGGTCGGCGCTAAGCTCTTGGCCATCCGGCACAAGATCGAGGACGGCATAGGAGGCCAAAGTGGTTCGTTCTTTGCAAAGTAGATTTGAGTCTCAGTACATCCCGGAACCAATGTCGGGATGTTGGCTGTGGACAGGAACAACAACGTGGCATCCGAGAAAAGGTAAGGATGTTCTTACTTACGGTCGCATCCGCTTACCGTCCAGAGGTCCGCAGGTGTACGCCCATCGGGTGTCTTATGAGATGTTTAAGGGAGAAATCCCACTGGGGTTGAAGGTTCTGCACAAATGCGATGTAACGCTTTGCGTCAACCCGGAACACCTATTTTTGGGAACGCAAAAAGAGAATGTACATGACTGCGAAAGAAAGGGCAGGGCGGCCCATCCGGCCGGTCAGAGCAACGCGGCCTACCGTCATGGCAGATACATGAAGGGCGGTGACCTTTATCGGGACCGTCCTGAAAAAAGGAGGATGCCAAAATGACGGTATTGCCAGAAGGGGTCAAGGAATCGGACTTATACGAGGGAGTCAAGCCGGGCGAGAACGTTGTCGAGATGCCTCCGCCGCCACGGCCTCGCCCCCTCATGGACGCGGTGAACAAGGTCAATGCGGCGGCGGACAAACTGGTCCAAGCCATCCCGGCCCCGGCCCAGGTGTCATCTACCCCAGGAGAGGAAAAGGGGTACGCTGCAGTCCTCACGGCGGCGCTCGACGTGCTGTCGGCCCGCCTGCTCGGCCTGCTGGCCGTCATCGCGGCCTGCGCGCTCTGGGGCTTTGCGGTCTACGACCCGGTGCCGCTGCGGATTGCGGCGGCCGGGCTGTTCTCGGTGACGGTGCTGCTGCCGATCGTGGTGTTGTACTGGAAGGCCGGCGTGACCGGCGGAGGCGCATGAGCAACGTGCAGACCGGAGGGCTATCTATAGCCACGCCGTCGTTGGTCAAGGGAGCCGGTGGCGGGGGCGGGGGCGGCACTTTCGTCACCTGGGAACCCGCGTCTGTCACCAACGTCACACTGTCGGGCGGCAATCTCATTGCCACCAATACCGGGACCACATCGCAGGATCAAGGCGCCAAGGTTGCGGCCGTGAGCGGGAAGTCATCCAGCAAGTATTATTTCGAGATAACATGGACAACACGAACAGGAGGGGCCAACGAAGGAGTTGGCATCGGCACTTATGCTTCGACTTACATCGGAATGGGAAATACTGGTGGGGTGACCGGGACCATCGCGTATTTCTTAGGGTCGGTTTGGTCTGGCGGCAGCAATCTGGCGAGCCTGTCCGGTTGGGGTGCTGGCCAGATCATGGGTATGGCGGTTGATCTCGATAACAGGCAGCTCTGGGTACGCGCATCGCCGGCGGGGAGCTGGAATGCTGGTGGTACGGCTAATCCTGCCACCAATGTCGGCGGCATTGCGATTCCGGCCGGAACCATGGTTCCGTTCGTGACGTTCGGCGGCGGTAGTGGCGCTGCGAACAATGTGGTGACTGCCAATTTTGGTTCGTCAGCGTTCAGCGGCGCGGCGCCGAGCGGGTTCACATCAGGCTGGCCAGTTTAAGAGAGGCAATAGAACATGAGCGTAGGACTTCACACCACCTCCGAATGCGCCCACGCCATCGTCAACAGCGCGGCCGGCGGCGCTCTGGCCACGGTGCCCGCCGTCGCCGGCACCCGCGTGGGCATCTACCGGATGATCCTCACCACCCCGGCCACCACCATCATCACCATCCAGGACACCACCGGGGCGGCGCTTTCGGCGCCGTTCGCCTTCGGGGCCTCGGGCGGCTCCATCACGCTCGACACGCCCATCAACGGCGACCCGTGGTGGGTATCGCCGCTCGGCCGAGGAATCCAAATCAATTCGAGTGCCGCCGTCCAGGTCGGCGCCGATGTGTTTTACTTACAGGGGCCATAGCATGGCGAGTACGTACCCATCGCCCGCCTCGTTCAACACGCCCATCGTCGGCAACGTCGGGACCTTCAGCGTAGCCATCGTGCCGCAGAACCTGGCGCGCGATGCGCTCTACATGTTCAACCCAGGCCCCGCCACCATCTGGCTCTGTCCCGGCGTCGGCACCGACCAGTTACCGCTGGCGGCCAGCGTGGGTGGCGTCGGGTCGATCCCGGTGCCTCCCGGCAACACCTTCTTCGCGGAAGGGTTCACTGGCTCCATCAACGCCATCGCTGACAGCGGAACCGGCAACGTGCTCACCGTGTGGGAATGCTACCAACACTCTAGATTCGAGGTGGAAGAAATGGCTAATTTCTCGATAATTCCCGGTCAGATTCCCGGCGTTACCAACGGCAGTGATGCGCTGCCTGGAAATGTCGGAGAAATCATCTCTGCGTCAACGCCAAACAGCAGTATTCCGTTGACGACGGCGGTAACTGTCAACATGTCTAGCATAGTCTTGTCGCCTGGCGACTGGGACGTGTTTTGCAGCGGCGCTTTCACTATCGCGCCGACCACCGCCGCGAGCAGCATTGCTGTCAGCATATCGTTGGTGAGCGCCACAGTGGATGCTGTTTCTACTGTTCAGATCAACTACGCGGGCACTGTCTTCGGCAGTCTCGTCGTCAACAACTTGATTTCTGGACCCCGGCGCGTGAGTGTTTCAGTCAATACGACGGTGTATGCCGTATTGATAGCCACCTTTTCAGTCAGCACGATGTCGGTGGGCGGCTTCCTGAGGGCGCGGCGAATGCGATGAGCTACGTCAACATTCCCAGCGCGGCTGCTGCCGGCCAGCTCGCTGGAACGGGCACCAATGACAATGCCAGTGCCGGCAACGTCGGGGAATTCATCTCTTCGACCGTGGCCTCGGGGGCTCCTGTCGCGCTAACGTCTACCGTGAGCGCCAATGTGACCAGCATAATCCTGACCGCCGGTGATTGGGATGTGTCGTTTTCCTCATATTTCCTGATAGCGGGAACCACCAGTGTAGCCAACCTAAATGCCAGCATTTCACTGACGAACGCGACACTTGATACTGTCGCTGGAAATTATGCAGTAACGAGCTATGCTAGCCCCGGCGCTACTTTCGGAGGTCTTGTCAACAACGAGCTGTTTGCCGGGGTGCGCCGTTTGAGTCTTGCGGCCCCGACGACGGTGTTTGCCGTGGCGAACGCGCAGTTTTCGACAAGCACAGTGTCGGCGTGGGGCATTCTGCGGGCGAGGCGGGTGCGATGAGGTTGATTTTATGACCTGGCCGACCGACTTCGGCAATCTGTTCGGTGGCAACGAGCCGCTGTCGCTCATCGACGGCATGTTCCAGCAGACCGCGCAGATGCTGGACATACCGTGCTCGGCCTCGGGCGCCACCGCCATCTCGCTCACGCCGCTCGTCAACTGCCCGGTGCTCACCGGCTACACCGAATTCTGCGCCGCCCGCTTCCGCGCCACCGCCAACTCGGGCGCCGGCGTCACCGCCCAGGTCAACGGCCTCGGCTTCCTCAATGTCTACAAGGCGGATGGCGTCACCCAGGCGACATCCAACGACCTCGTCATCGGGTTCGAATACGTGGTGCGGTTCAGCCAGGCTCTCGGCGGCGGCGGCGGCGGCTGGTTTCTGGAGGCCCCGGCGCTCGGCTCGGGCGGTGGCGGTGCCGCCTTCGTAGGCTCAGGTCTGCCCGGCGGTCGGCTGACGCTGCAAGCCGGCGTGCCGGTAATGACCTCAAACCAGACACCGACCGGCAGCATCTATTACGCCCCGTTCCGAGGACAATTCATTCCAATTTGGAATGGCGCAACGCTGCAGCAATACAATTTCTGCTCGTCGCTGGGCGACACGGCCGGGTTGCTCACCAACCTGGGCGGAAGCGGAAACTGGCCCGTCTCCACGCCGTTCGATGTGTTCATCACCCTGAACGGCGGAGTCCCCGCCATCGCCACCACGCAATGGGCCAGCCTCACGACCCGTGCTGTCGGCTTGGCCCTGTTCGGCGGCCTGATGACCAATGCGGTTGCCGCCACCATGCGAGTCAATCCTACGACGACCATACCCGTGGCGGCCAACCAGGGCACCTTCGTGGGCTCCTTCTTCACAGCGGCGGCGGCAGGGACGGTTCAGTGGATTTACGGCGGGGTCGGAACCGGGGGCGCTGGAGCCTCGTTCGGTCTGTGCAACTACTACAACAAGGTTCTGTTCAACACCCTGGTTCTGGACAATGGAGCGTCCTACACCTACTCGTCCGCGACCGTCAGACCAGCGCGCGGTAGCCTGCAGAACTCGATTGCTTACATGCAGTCGGACTCGGAGCGGGCTGCAATGTTCAGCTACAACTCTGGACAGCAAATAACGGTGGCCAATGGCGGGACGAGTGTGGGACTGGGGATTAACACCGGCACGTCCTTCACCGCCATAGCCAGTGCTTCTTCTCCCAGTGTGCTGACGTTCGCGTCCAATGTTCCGTATTTTCTCGCCTCCACCGGGTTTACGACTGTCGTCGCGGTGGAGGCAGGCGACGGAGTCAACGCCAACAAGTTTGACACCACCGCCTCAAACACCCTGTTCGGCAACGTGTGGCTATGACCGCTTTGACTCCTGCGCACGGTAGTCCTCGGCGATGGCTTCCATCACGCCGATCTCGCGCTCGGCGTGGAACGGCTTCATCTTTCCCGACGCGACCCATTTGGCGTAGACATTGCGGCGCATCGCCAACTCGCGCTCGACCGCCTTGAGCTTCTCCTGCACGGTGAACTCGCTCACGCCACCTCTCCGGTTTCCGGGTCGACCAGCGCCTCGTCGCGCGCGATGTCGGCGTCGGCCTCGTTCATCAGCTCGCGCAGCTCGGCCCCATGCGGCACCAGCGCATCGCGCTGCGCCTGCGTCAGCGGGCGGTAGAATGCGGTGAACTCCTTCGATCCGCGCTTGGCGAAGGACCTGGCCGCCTCCAGCAACTCGGCGGCCGGCTTGACCGGCGGGGGCTCCGCCTTCTGCATGACATCGGGGGCGGGCTCGGGCGGCTTGCGCGCCCCCGGTATCGACTCCACCTCCTCCTCCGAAAGCCAGCCGAGGCCGCAGATGGACAGCGTGGCGCGGCGCTTGGCCTTGGTGATGCATTTCAGTTCTGCATTCGCCCTGGCCTCGCCCTTGAGGCTCTCGGGGAACGGCACCGCCCCCAATTCCTCATCGCAGCGGCCATCCGGCAGACTGGCCTTCACATGAATTGTGAGAATGCCATCCGCCACGTCGCGCGAGACTATCTGCAGCGACACTTTCTTGATCTCCCGCAACTGGTCGGCGCAGTTGCGCAGCGCGTAGAGCTGCAGCTTGCCGTTCAGCACGATGTAGGCGAATGGCTGAGTGAGCGGGTTGAGGCCGAGGCTCCGGCAGACCGCGCGGTAGTGCTCCAGCCGCTGCGGGGCTGAGAGCTTGGACAGGTCGCCCTGCATCAGGGCCGACTCGATGGCGTCCTCGGCGGTTGCCGTCTTCACTGGGATGGACACGCTGCTCCTCCTGAGTTGGAAAACTCGCCAAAATATTTATGTGCTGCTGCACAGTAGGCAGCATGGGCGGCCTCTTTTGTCCCAAAGCTCCCCAAGTGCAGCAACACCTTTGAAACCGTGATGCGAGCCACCCAACGATTTCCGCTCAAGCGCACACCTTTAAGGCCCACCGGAGAATTGGAATAGGTTTTGGAGTTTTGCGTGTTCTGCGCACGGGTTGCGAGCCGTAGGTTATCTATTCGGTTGTCGGCACGGTCACCATTTTTGTGGTCCAACAAACCTGTCGGTAAAGCGCCGTAAACCGCAAGCCACGCCAGTCTGTGCGCCAGATACGATTTCTTGTCGATTTGAATTCTGACGTAACCGTCTCGTTCGTCCACCCAGCCGGCAAGCGCACCCGCGTGCCGGTTCCTAGTTGCCTTGATCCAGTAAAATTTCCCGCTACCAGAATCATACCAGAGATTTTCAAGCAAACTCATTTTCTATCCTCTCGCAACGACATTCGGTTGGCGCGGTCTTTTGTAATCACCACGCCACCGCCGAATGCCTTTTTTGCTTCCGGCGGGACAAGGCTCTTGAGAACCTTCTCCGAGTCTTTTGCCGTCTGGGCCGCGCCGTATGACTGAATCCACTTTTCAGCCGCAGCGACCCATGCCGCAGTCGAACTCATGTCTATTGTTTTGTCGGCTACGATGGGGGCGGGCACTGGCAGAACTTCAAACGGAGGCATTTTAAGACCAACACACATCATAAATGATTCCGCTCTGGTCACCATTTCCTGAATATACGGGTCGCTGCGGTCGATGTAATCAACAACAGGCTCATTCGCTCCCAAGATTATCGATAGCGCCACAATTTTGGTATCGGTCACAAACATTTGCCATTGCAGTTGGGGGGAGTATCTCTCGACCAACACCTCGATGGGTTCTCTCCCACCGCAGTGCTTTGCCTCGACGCAACACTTCAGTGTTTCGTCAAAACCGTCCAACGTCGCCGCGGCCCATTCTAGTTTTGGGTGAATAACCACCTCGCCCTTGCGCGTGAGCGGGTTGTTCATGCGCTCGTACCATTCCAAGGAAAGCGGCTCCGTTATCTCGCCCAACCGCACCGCCCAGACATCGGACAAGTCCTCCTCGGCCTCCTCGCCGATCATCTCGCGGTACAGCCGCATGATGCCGTCGCGGTCGCCGCGCATCAGCACGCCAATTCTACTCGCTGTAAGCTTGCCGCGCCGCGCCGCTATCTGTTCAGCCGTCAACATCGATTGCGTCCTTTCCCGGTTGTTCGTTCTCCGCATCGAAATAATCGTAGGCGTTCGCCAGCAATTCGAGGAAGTTCTCGCGGCCCACGCCCAGCACGATGGCCGTGGCGACGACGAAATCGATGCCGGTCTCCCACGCATCCAAGTGGCGGTCGAATGCCCTGCGCAGGTTTCTTGCCGCCTTCTTGTCCTCCAATGCAGCCTCCCGATGTCAGATGTTGACATGACACCATAGTCGGGATATGTCAAGTGGTGACACGGAGGAACCAATGGCAAATCGCATCATCAGAGATGCCAAGACGGCGGCGCAACTCATGGCCATGCGCACCGCACGCGGCGAAACCCAGGAACAGTTCGCCGAGCATTTCCGGGTCGGGCGCACCACCATCCTGAACTGGGAAACCTGTGGCCCGCCGGTGAAAGGCCCAGTCCGGGAATACGTGTTGCGCCGGATGCGGCAACTGCGATCGGAAGCCAGGCTGCGGAAACCCCGGAACAAGCTATGAGCCCCACCCTCGACGAGGAGCCCCCGCCTTCGCGGGGGCAGGCTAGCTGGACGCTAGAGATGGTGCAGGCCCTGCGCGACGGCGTGCAGCTCGGCCTCTCCAGCGGCGTCATCGCGGCCCAGATGGGGATCACCCGCAACGCCGTCATCGGCAAGGCCAGGCGCCTGCACCTCAGCCTCACTCCGCGCAAGCCGCCAGAGGAAGGCCCGCCGCCCCGGCGCAGCCGCATCAAGCTGCCGCCAACCCCGCCGGCACCGCCGTCCGGGGCGCTCGCCCCCGGCAGCATCCCGGTGGAAATCTGGGACCTCACCGATTTCACCTGCCGCTGGCCGGTGGCCGGCGATCACCCGCCGTTCTGGTATTGCGGCGCCCCCACCACCCCCCGTGAAGGAGTCTATTGCCCATGCCATCGCCGCCTCAACTCGCCGCCCTCTCGCTCCTCGCCGGGCTGATCATGTTCTGGACCGGCCTGTTGCTGCGGCCGCCGCCGCCCGGCATCGATATGGACGAGGTCGCCACCACCGATCCGCGCCTGGCCACCACCGCCAAGGACGGCGATCGGGTGGCTCCGCGCCCGGTC